TGAAGAAGTAACCCCAGTAGAGGAGAAACAAGAAATGTCAGAAGTAACCGAAACCGCAGTCGAGGCAACCATCCCTACTGCACCAGTATTTGCACAAGCCAAGCGCAAGTTTGCGTTGCCAACACCGGGCGAATATCTCGCTGCGATGCACATTGGTGGCGAAACTTTCCGCAACGTTTCTGCAGCAGCACGCGAATACATGCAAAGCAGCCAGACCGCATTGCAAGCAGCCGCAGGTGACGTACTCACCACCGACACACCTGGTCTCTTGCCAGTTCCAGTTCTCGGCCCAGTCTTCGAGGATCTGAACTACATCCGTCCAGTAGTCGCAGCAATTGGCGCTCGCGCAATGCCAGACGGTGGCAACCAAAAAACATTTATTCGCCCAACGTGGACAACCCACACTTCGGTCGGCACACAGTCAACTGAATTGTCGGGTGCATCAGCAACGACGCCAGTAATTGCATCAAACGTAGTTACCAAGACCACGCTTGCAGGCCAAGTGACTTTGTCAGTACAGGACATCGACTTCACTTCCCCTGGATCAATGGACATCATCTTGCGTGACCTCGCAGGCCAATACATGCTTGCTTCGGACAACATCGCTGCAGACGCAATTGTTGCTGGCGCACAAGCATCAGGCGCAACTTGGTCAGTTACCGCAAACGATCCGTCAACGTTGATCTCGGCGATCTACACCGCCGCTTACAACATTCTGTTGGACACCAACTTCCTACCTGACCACATCTTTGTGGCTCCAGGCGTATGGCAAGCATTGGGCGCGCAGCTTGATGCTGAAGATCGTCCTGTGTTCCCATACGTGGGTGCATCAGGATTGATGGGAGTTAATGCAATGGGATCAGCAAACGTGACCGTCGCAAACACATTCAACCCATTTGGTCTAAACCTTGTAGCAGATCGCAACTTCGCTGCAGGCACCATGGTTGTTGCTCGAGGCTCGGCTTGCGAGTTCTACGAACAACTTCGTGGCATCATGTCGGTTGAAGTGCCTGGCACTTTGGGTCGCACGTTCTCCTACTACGGATACGTGTCAACCTTTATTGCTGACGCAGACCAAGTTCAGTCAATCATCGTTTCTTAGTTGGAAGGCGGCCTAACCGCCCATGGCTACATACACAGTTACCCACAAGTATCTGCTCAATGATTACGCCGTACTGCAACTCCTGACCCCCAGCGAGATTGCAGTCGGCGAATCCATTGTCGTTGCAGGTGTTGACGCAACATTTAACGGCACATACAGCGTTTATGCGCTGCCCCAATACCTGTACATCGGAACGGACACCGAAGGCGATTTGCTCTACGACTTCCAAATCCCGATTGCTAATCAGGTGCTATTTGCCAAAGTCGCAGACGATGTTGACCGTGTTGCTTCAACCGGCACGATCAGTTACAACCCTGTGTGCACGTGGGTGTCAGCAAGCCAAGTAATGACCTATCTGGGCATCACTATTGCGAACCCGTCAGACGATTACACGTTGCTCACACAGGCCACCAGCGCAGGGAATCAGTTTGCCTGGCGCAGAAGGCAGGAATCGGGCTACATAGACGCGCTGGCGACCGCTCCAAGCGGTGATGTCACTTTGGGCACTTTGATGTATTGCGCCGCGCTGTGGCGCTCTAGGGGCTCAATAGAGACAACCTATGCGTCATTTGACAACATGGGCGCAGCAACCCAGCAAAGCCTGACCCCAGTAGTCAAGCAGCTGCTCGGCATTCCTCGACCAGCCGTGGCCTGATATGCCAGGTTTACTTGTCAACGGGATAGACACACTTACCGCAACACTTACCGCCGTGTCAGGTTTGCGCGTGGTAAATGACCCCACCAAACTTGTGCCTAATTGTGTGTTTCTTGACGCGCCAAGTTTCACCACGATCGCAGGTAACGGAAACGTGGTGCGGATGGATTTTCCAATCAAGGTAATCGGGTCAGGCCCAGCAGGTCTGCCGGTACTCAAAAGCATCCTTGGGATAGTCGAGTCGGTGCTGTCATCGTCAATCATTGTCATGGCTGGCCGTCCGTCAAGCATTGAAATGGGTGGCGCGATCTACCCGTGTTATGACCTTGATTGCGCTATCCAAGCCCAGACCGCATAATCCACGACAACACAACATAAATCATCTACTATCAGAACAGAACTAAGGAGCATCTAAATGGCATCAGCAACATATCTCTCAAACCCAGTCGTGACTGTGGCAACCGTTGACCTCACCGACATGTGTTCAGCAGCAACCGTTACCTCTTTGATTGAAGCACTTGAAGACACCGCGTTTGGCACAGGCTCACGCACCTACACCGCGGGTCTTGCCAACAACGAAATCACGCTCACGTTTTACGCGTCCTATGCAGCAACCGAAACCTACGCAACCTTGCAACCATTGGTCGGCACCAAAACAACGATCAACGTGCAACCAGCAACAGGCGCAGAATCAGCCACCAACCCAAAGTTCATTTTGACAAACTGCTACTTAGAAAGCCTGCCAGTTATCAATGCATCTCTGGGAGCGCTATCAACCTTTGATGTAACATTCACCGGTGGCGTGCTAACGATCGACACGACCGCACCATAAACACGGCTCCAAGCCGACATAGGAGACAACATGAAAATCCGACTCAAAGTAGACCTACACGACGGCGCTGGCCCACGTTACGTCACCACGAATCTGTACACCATCACGGAATGGGAAAAACAAGAACGCCGCAAACTATCTGACGGTCTCGGCTTCGGTGCAACCGACATGGCATTTTGGGCGCATTTCTTATTAAAAAAAGAAAACCCTAACATGCCCAAAACTTATTCGGAATGGCTTGAGCAAAACCCAGACGTTGACATTGAAGTTGACGGAGACGAGAACGACCCAAACCCTACGGACGCGGCTACTACCGAAGGCAACTAGCCGAACTAGTAGTCGCGACAGGATGGGCACCGTCTTGGTATGCCGACAGTTTTGACTCACAAGACCTGATCACAATTGTTGCTGTATTAAACAAGAAGAACAAGGGCCGATGACCTATGATCGGATTATGATCGGTTACAAGTCTGTCGAAATTGCTGGCGTCAAGGATGCCATTAAAGAGCTGCGGAAGATAGACCCTGAACTGCGTAAACAATTCAACAAGGACGCCAAAGCCGTCGTAAAGCCTGTTGTGGACGAAGCCAAAGGCAGTTACCCAGACGTGGTGCTATCTGGCATGTCGCGCGCCTGGACACAAAACGGTGTACAAAAGTTCCCGTATTCGGCACGCAAAGCACGCTCTGGCGTCAAATTGAAGGTGGACACTCGAGGCAAAGCGGTGTCAATCATTAACGTGCAACAGAACAACCCTGCCGGCGAGATCATTGACATGGCAGGCCGTGGTAACACTAACTCTCGGCGCGGTCAGATATTTGTTCAAAACCTAAACAACAAGGTTGGCAGGCCATCGCGTTTCATGTGGCCGTCTTATGAGAAACACGAAACCGAAGTCACCGCCGCAATGGTCAACCTTATTGACGAAGTGATGACGCGCGTAGCAAAGGCAATCTGATATGGCAATCAAAATCCCCATCATCTCCGAGTACGACAAACGCGGACAAAATGACGCCGAAACAGGCTTAAACAAATTAGGCAAAAGCGCCAAGAAGTTAGCGAAAATTGGTGCTGCAGCGTTCGCTGCGGTTGGCGCTGGCGCTGTCGTCATGGGCAAACAGTTACTTGATGCTGGGGAACGCGCCGCAACATCTAACGCCCGTATTGAACAGATCACCAAATCCATGGGCCAATTCGAGGGCGCGACAGATCAGGTCACCGATCGTTTAGTCAAACTGGCAGAAAAAACAGCAAAACTTGTTGGCGTAGATCAAAACCTAATCAAAGAAGGCCAAGCCTTGTTGCTCACGTTTAAGAGCGTGTCGGCTGATGCAAACAAAGTCGGTGGCGTGTTTGACCGTGCAACCAAAGCAGCGATCGACTTGGCGGCCGCCGGGTTTGGTTCCGTGACCAGCAACGCTGTACAACTTGGTAAAGCACTCGAAGACCCGATCAAAGGTTTAGCCGCGTTAGGCAAATCGGGCGTCACGTTTACAGCCGAACAAAAAGAACTAATCAAAACCCTTGTTGAAACTGGGCGAGTCGCAGAAGCCCAAGAAATCATCTTGAAAGCCGTAGAAACACAGGTAGGCGGTACAGCCGAAGCAACCGCAAACGCATCCGACAAAATGAAAGTCGCTTGGTCACAACTACAAGAACAACTAGGGCAACGCCTGTTGCCAGTTTTTGAACAGTTTTCGTTGTTCGTAATTGACCGACTTATCCCCAACATGGAAATCGTGTACAACAGAGCAGCGCCATACGTGCTTGAAGCGTTCCGCAGGATTTCTCATTGGATAACTAACACAGGCATTCCAGCGTTTAAGGCGTTTGTGGATTATGTCAACGAAAACATATTGCCAAGGCTTAAAGACACCTACGAAATACTGTCAAACATTGCAAATCAAGTGACCGAGAAATTAGCGCCAGCAATCAAAAACACGTTGGTGGGCGCGTTTGACTCGTTGAAGGAAAGCATGCCCGGCACCATTGACATGCTCAATAAAGTGCTTAGAGCAGTAGAAGGCATAACGGCAGCTGCAAACGCAGCGCTTGACGCGCTCGACAGGCTGACCGCCGGCAAAGCCAGCCAAGGACTAGGCAAAGGACTCGGACGCATATTAAACCCGTTGGGCAATATCCCGTTTATGGCCGAAGGCGGCATCGTTACAGGCCCGACATTGGCTGTCATTGGCGAAGCAGGCCCAGAAGCCGTTGTGCCGTTAGATCGCATGCAATCAGGCGGCGGAAACATCACTATCAACGTCACAGGTGGGCTTGCCACAAGCGCCGAGATCGGTGAAAGCGTCGTTAACGCATTGCGCGCCTACTCGCGTTCCGCTGGGCCGTTGCAATTACAGGTGGCCTAATGCCAGGCGTAGCGGTTGTTAATTCTGGAAACTATGACTTGCAGATCGCCACAGGGTTTCAGGTTGATGCGTTCGTGCTCGATGACGCGCTCAAGGGCGTACTAGACAACATCGAGTACGTGCTGGATGGTACGACCGAGTTTGCCGATGTCATGGACTCCGTCACCAACGTGATGGTGCGGCGCGGTCGGCGTGACGTGGGCGACCAGTTCAGCGCCGGCACAATGACATTCACCATCCAAGACGTGGACGGCATCTTCAACCCGTTTGACCAAAACAGCCCGTACTACGACACCCCACAAGCCAAGCCTGGGCTCGCACCATTGCGCGAAGTGAAACTAATCCGCTACAGCTCCACAAATGTGCCAGAGTCAATTTTTTCTGGTTTTGTCGTGAATTACGATTACAACTTTGCGCTCGGCGGTCTAGACACCGTAACCGTTTATTGCGCAGACCAGTTCTACCTACTCGCGCAAACCTACCTAGACGAATTAAACGTTACGTCAGAGACATCAGGCGAACGCATAGAAACCGTCCTAGACCTACCCGAAGTTGACTTCCCAGCAAGCGCTCGAGCGATCTCCACAGGCACCGTCAACCTTGGCCACGATTCCCACTACACCGTGCCGGCAGGAACCAACGCGCTACAATACCTAACCCAAATTAACGAAACCGCCGAGTTTGGGCGCCTGTTCATGTCACGCGAGGGCATGCTGACATTCCAAAACCGCATCGGTACAACGTTAAGCGCGCCTGTCGCAGAGTTCCACGATGACGGATTTAACTTCCCTTATGACGGGGTAGGCATATCATTTGAGGCTGACGCTGTGGTTAACCGCGCCGTGGTCACAGGCTTGGACGGCAAGACCGCTACCGCTATCGATGCAGGGTCTATCGCCACATATTTTATTCAGACCACAAGCATCACAAACAGCCTGCTACATGAGCAGACCAGCATTGACGATGCAGCCGACTATCTGCTTAACCCAGAGCCCGAGCCCCGTTACACGTCCGTGGCAACCAAGTTCCTGATGCTGACCACAGCCCAA